TGTCAAATTGAAACTGAGTTTGCATTTTTTGCTGTTCTAATTGAGCAGCTGTTTGCATACGTTGTATTTCCATTTGATTTCTAGCTTGTTCATATTGAACTTTAGATCCAGATATAGCTTCTTGTTTTTGTACTTCAGACATTGCTATTTTCTCTGCGGCTCCAGCTTGAGCATCAGCTTGAGCTCTTGATTGCTCTAAAGCATTTTCTTGTTCTTGCTTACCTTTAGACTTACGTTTTATCTTAAGCATTTGATTAGCTAATTTAAGATTTTTAATTTGTCTTAAATCTATAGCGTCTTCTAAATCAATACCGCCTTTAGATAAAGCTACTTGAATATTTTGCTCTAACTGTTGTTGTTCTTCTTCGTCTGGTTCTAGCTCTAAGAATATACCAAAGTCATGTAAATTTAAACTACTAACTTCCATTAGTGTATTAACGTTATAACTAGATATAGAATTAGTTAAAGCTTCAGCAGTTAACGGAAACTCTAATGCATCGGCAATTTTAAGTGCAATATTTTCTGCTATTCTAAGAGTTAAATAAAGACTTGATTGCTTAATATGTCTAGTTGCTACATTGGATGCGTTAGCGGCTATCTTTTGCAGTCCTACTAACGTTTGTTTATCCGGAGTACTTCCATCACGAGCTTCGTTAAGTCCTGTTACGTCTCTTATCATTTGTAGATAATATTGATAAGTCTGTATAAGAGCTTGTATCTTACCTTGACCACTAGAACTATTAAGTTCTTGTATTGGGACCTTGCCAGCATTCATTTCACCGTCT